ATCAGTTTCCCGTTGGCTTGCACTTGACCAAATGCCATTGCGAGCGATTGAAACTGCTCTGGATTGCCGAGCGATATTGCCGAGAGTCTTGCTAGCGTCGGCTTGATCTGATCCGCTGTTACGCCAAACTGCAAAAGCGTTTTACCTGCCTTTGCGAAGTCGGAGAAGTTGATAGGCGAATCAACGTCAAGTTTCTTAAAGTCCGCCATAATCCCGGAAGCGGTCTTCGCTGATCCGGTCATTACCTCGAAGGCTACTTTTGTTTGTTCCATGTCGGCGGAAAGGGTGATTGCCGACCGAATGCCACCTATCGCAGCACCTAGCCCAACGTATCCCAACGTGAGATTCTTTACCGCGTTGATCGCGGATTGCTGTGCCGCAATCGCTTCCGTCTGCTTCTGTGCTTCCTTCGTGGTCAACCCAAGTTGCGACTGGAGCGACAATTGAGCCTGACGAAAAGCATCGGCGGAGATGGTGCCCGCTTGTAGTTTGTTTCGCAGTTGCTCCATTGACTGCGTATACTGAGCCATTGCCCCCGTAGGCACCGTTATGCCGAGCTTCTTGGCTAACGTCTCCTGCGTCCGTGCGAATGCGTCAGCCGTTAAACCACCGGCCTTAAACGCCCTCGACAGTTTTTCGAGTTCAGTTTCGTACTTGTCGAACGGGTCGATAGACTCTCTCGCAATGCGTGCGATGCTATTAAGTTCATTCCGCGTAAACTGCCCATTTTTTCGCAGTTCCTCAACATCTAGCCCGACCTTGATATTTGCGACGTTGATTGTCTGTGCCATTACTTTGCTCCTAATCCAAACATCGCTTTTACCTGTCCTGCTATTTGCGTCGATGCTTTAGCGGCTTGCTTTAGCATCGTTTTTGCGCTCCGTTTTGGCCGTCTGTAGCGACTCGGCATGAAGTCAGCTACCTCCGGCATCTCCTGACCAGCCCTAGCGTATAGAGGCAAGTTGATAGCGTGAATAATTGACGCGGTTTGCTCCCACTCTTCGCCGATAGGCTCAATTGAGTCAAACGCAATCCACTGATTTAACGCACCCGACGGTAGGCTCTTCATCCATGCCATCGGGTCAACAATCCCCCAACGCAACGCAAGCCGAAAGGCGATTGCTAGCCTTCGGTTGCGTCGGATTTTTTTGCTAGTGCTTCGATTTCGCCAGCATCGTACTCGGAAAGTTTTAAGGCCTGCTCGTACAGTTTGCCGATGGTGTTTCGCGGCAGTGGCTTGAGTGCGTCCGAATCTTTAACGATACGTTCGCCATCATTCCCCACCAAGCAATACGACACAAGCAACCTTCGATGCTTCGCAAAATCGAAACTCTCGCCTTTTTGCATCGAGACTTCCATATCCGCCGCATCAGCCTCGCATAGCTCACGAAGCATAAACACTTCGCTACCAATGCGGATCTCGATTGTGCGAAGTGGACGCGATGCCGCCGCTAGGAATCGATCTAGTTCACTCATCGTCTCCCTCCTCCTCGATGATCCGTTTTGCTTCCTCGACAAACTGCCGAGAGAATTGCTCAGGCGGTTCGACGTCGACCTGATAGCCCAAGGCGTTCATCGCTTGCATCTCAATTGATGCCATTTCGCCCTCTGTCAAATACTCGTGCGGGAAGTTGAACAACGCTTGTAACTGCACCTTCTCGCCGTGTGGCAAGTACCCAACTAGCACCCCGTCGAAAAGCACCTGAAACTGTGCCAACGGGATCAAAACCCCGTCGGCCCTTAAACCCATTTGTTGCTTGAGAGCAAACATAAAAGCCCCTTACTAAGCCGCTGTGAAAGTCAAAGTTGTTGCACCGTCAAACTGGAGGGTGTAACTGCCCTTCATGATAACGCCCTTTTCGCACGAAGGGAATTTCACGTTTTTCACGAAGGCTGTGCCCTGGACGCTTCCCGCTCCTGGAAATGTCAAGGTTACTGCGATTCCCGCGTATGGCTCCGAGGATGGAATCATTGCGGTAGTGATCGGTGGAGAAGCACCAAGCCAATTAAACTCGATTTCGATTTCTGGATTCTTTCGCAGGTCGCTTGGTCGCAGTTGCTCATAGAGCGTGGTGCCCAAGTGCGTGATATCCAACGCATCGACCGAGATGTTGAAATCCCCGATTCGAGTGATCTGAGTTGTAACCAAACCAGTCCCGGCGATGGTTGCCCCCAACCCGGTATCTGCAACAGTCAAAGCGGCCATAATCAAGGCTCCTTGTAGTGAACCAGGAGGTCGAAACTAACCAAATACCGATGCTCCTGGTTGCCATCGGTTGGAGGATCTTGCATGTATTCATCGCCGCTATCGAAGTCGATACCGCAAAAGGTATAGCCATCAACAACGCCTCGAAACGAATCAATTCCAGTCTCTCTAATTGCTCGGCTGATTGCACTTGCCGCCGTGCGAGTCAGTGCGAAACACTCGAGCGTTATTCGTGCGTGTGCAGACTTACCTAACCCGCTTACCATGTGATCGCGTTGCGTCGAGATGACGTAGTAAATCACCGCTGGAAGCGTTGCTTTTTGTACCAAAACATCTGGGTACATTCGCTGACCGATAAGCGTTGAAACGCTTGCATAGGAAAGCAACTTAGTACGCAACGCTTCACCAATCGCTGACATTACAGTTCCCCGTTAATGATGCCGATGGTACGCGTTGCCGCTTCGCTCGACCCGCTGACAATGCGTAGCACCTTGACGCCCTCGAAGACGTTTGGATTGAGTGCGATATAGCGGCTAGCCCCTACGTTAACGCTGTACTGCGTGCCCTCGTTGTAGAGGTTGTAGAAGTTCGTTCCCTGATCGGCTGATGCCTGAAACGTAAACGCCGAACCGCTCAACCCCGAAGGCGTAACGATGGCAAGCGGTACGCGTCCGCCTTGCATCGTTAGTGCTGTCGAGGTCGTTCCGCTCGATGCGATGGTTACGGTATCTGTGAGTGTTATGTTTTTAGCCAAGACGTAGCTCCTTTATCTCTTTTTGCAGTCTGTCGAGGAATGCCGCTTCCGCCTGCGACCTCGTTTGGTCATACGCCCGAACTGGTGCCCGTTCGTTGTTTGGGAAGTTCGCCGTTTGTGCTTTCGCGCCCACGGTTGCATAGTATTGATTTCCGCGACGCGAAGTCCGCAAAACTTGCTGGCCCGGCTTGCCCCAAAGGTATCGAGTGTAGGAAGTGCCTTTTTTGTACGGCATAACAAACTGTTGCTTATTGCCCTTTGGGTATTGGGCACCGACATAAACAACCACGCCGCTTTTACCTACCTTGTGCCCGATATGCTTGCGTGAATCGTTGCTAAATGCGGGATTGTCTTTGTACTTTTTACTCCATCGCTTCCGACTTCCGCTTTCTCTCGATGATCTCGATAGCGGCTCTGTCGCCTTTGCGATAGGCTTTGCAAACTCACCAAGGCACCTACCGAACGGCCCGTTTCGAAGCGTTAACGGGATCGCTCCGATTGCCTTTATCAAGTCTATGTTGATTTCGATGCTGCTGCCCATTACATCACCACCGAGCAAATAAGGTCAATGTATCTGCGTAGCCCATCCACCGGGTTAATGTGCGTGATGCCGTAGTTTTCGCCATCGTAAACGACTTGCATCTGAGTGTTGTATCCGCTTCGATACCTGACGCGAAAAACTGCTCTTGTCCCCGCTTCTAGTTGCCTACCTCGCATCGATTCAGTACCGCCCGTTGGGTAATACTCGCAAGGCTCGCCAAAAACGTAGTTTGTCCACGAAACGATAGACTGGCCTGATGCGTCTTGCGTCTCTGTCTTTTGCTGTATTGTGCAACGCTGGCGAAGTCGTCCAACGCGTAAATCTCTTGGTCGTCCGCTCATGGGTAACTGCTCCGCATGTAACGGCGAACCAACATTTCATACGGTCGCATCGTCTGCAATGCTTCGGACATGAGCATATCGCGGTTCTCAAAGTAGTGCGCCACCAGTAACTTGATAGCCGCCTTTGCCGCTTCTGGTACGCTTTGCCCGTCTTGCGAGTACCCGCACTTGTATTGAATTGTCCAAGCATCCCAACGCGATGCGGTCGCTGGTAGGCTCACCTGATAGGCAAGCCTGAACTGATCGACATGCAACTGATACAGACTGCTCGATAGCGTCTGCAATGCGTTGTTGCCATCGTAGTACTGGATCGAGGTAATCGAATGGATCGGTGATCGCAATAGCGTAAAGCCATCGTAAAGCGAACCAACCCGCAATCGAAGCGTTTGGTAGCAAGTGACCGTATCGGTGTCATGCTCCCACTGCTCCCTGGCCGCCTGAATCAAGGCGGATAGGTGAACATCGTGAGTAGTGTCGCTACTGGCGATTTCGAGTTGCTTTTTTGCTTCGCTGAGTGTCACCGGCTCTGTTGTCGGCCCGGTCACTAGCTCTGGTATCAATCGCATTTGCGAGTCCTCTAGCAATCATCAACTCTGCCTGCCCGATAGGCACTGCCACCAGCCGATAGCCGGCTGGTAGCCCTTGCCAAAATTGATTAAGGATCAAGTCCATCAGACTAGACCACTCGGCAAACGTCACCGTCTGCTGCACCTGTTGAGGTTGTTGGAGCAATCTTGCCACGGGACAAGACAGCCACGGATGCGATGTAGCCACCGCTGGTTCCATCGCCAAAGGTTGCGACAACCTTCAAGAATGGCTCCTTGCCGCGAAGATCGACTTGGAAGACGCAGGTCTGTCCGTCATCGGTCGCACTCGGCAGAGCGAGCGTTGCACCGCCTAGACCAGAGCCACCGTTGAAGGTTGCTCCAGTGATGTCGGCATAACTTCCGCCGCTCGTCGATGAGGCTTGCAACTTCAATGCGGTCATCGCAATATCGGTTGCACCGAGTTGCACGATAATCGTCGCGTAGTCGTATCCCCTGGTATCAACAACATCGGCCGTAGCCGTGTTATTGTCAATCAATGCACCGGGTTTAATCGCGGTGACAAACTTGCATTGCTGTAGTGGATTCATAACGTCAATTCCTTTCGTTGAGTGGTTCGGTTAATTACGCTGCGGCCTTGACTTGCACAATCGGCCCTGCGTTACTTGCATCGCCGATTTCGTGGACATTGAAGTCCCATCGAGTGATCGAACGGAAAGCGGTTTGGTCAAACTCCATGTAGCGGGAAGAGTCAGCAACAACGCTGACACCGCGTCGAAGTCCCAAGGTGGACGCCATCGACAAGTCACCGATGTAGGCAAGTTTCGTTCCGCCGCTGATCGTGCTTGGCATCACTTGCGTGAACTGGACTGGGTAGCCCATGAATTGCAACACTGGACCGCTTCCGAGGTCCACGTAGTTGTTCCCACCGGCTGCGAGTTGCAAGCGTGCGAGGACGTTCCAGAAAATCGCTTTATGAACGAACCACACTGGATTCATCCCCGCGAACTCAGGCAACTTGCCGACTGCTTCTTGGAAGACTGCAATAGTCAACCCTGCGGCAGTGTTTTGACCTGCTGCTGCGGTTGCAACCGAACCAGCCGCAAGTACGTTGGCTAGCCCGTTGATGCCGCCGTAGGTAGTCGAACCGTCACCGAGAAACGCGGCTTGATCCAGCTTGAGGGCATGGGCCTGTGCCATCTCCATCGCCAAGTAATCAGCAATGGCAATAACCGCATCCTCGTTGAGTTCGTTCGATACGCGGGTTAGCGTAGCCCACTTGTGGGCGGTCAAAGAGACTTGCCCCAAAGATGGATCGCTAGCAGTGATCTCGCCCGCTTCGCCAACTGCGTAGGCGGTAAGACCGCTGACGCGTCGAGGGATCGTCACGGTATCGCTTCCCATTGGGTAAGTGCGAGCAAAGCGACTGGTAACGCCGTAGGTTTCCATCAAGGAAATCACCGACGTTTCAAACTCAGGCGGCACAAGCACGCCGCCGCGTAGATCGTCATTTTCACCCATCGCATTCAGGACGCCGTTATCGCGGCACCATTGACGGGCTTGAGTGTTTCCGTTCAACGCTCGGAAGAATTGACCGGCTTTGAACGCGTCGCGTTCGGCATCTGGGCCTTTGAACGCCTTGAGCTTCCCGGTCGCACGTGCGGTTGCTGGAATGCGGAATGCCGATGCTTCAACGCTTCGAGTCTCATTGACTTGTCGGACAGTGTTTGAGACTGCCGACTCGATGCGAATTGCTCGTTCGCGTTCCTTGCTCAAGTTTTCAATCTGACCGGCTTTGCCGTCAGTGCCGACGATTGCGTCGATCTCGGTTTGATCTTCTGCGGAAAGTTCACGTCCTTCGCTGGTCGCTACGTCTTGGATTGCCTTAACCCTGGCTTGCAAGGCTACGATTTCTTCGCCGATTTGCTTTGCGGTTTTCATACCGACTGCTCCTGTGCTGTGTGGCAGTCGATAAACCAAGATAGCGGCATGACTGCCACGGTTTCGTTATAAAACTATTCCGTGTGTCACTGCCGCTAATTAGTTGCAGAGTTTTTGAGGCTTACGCTCAAAGATCGCACAAGGGACTCGAACCCTTCGTCTTTTGCACGGTTTAACAGCCGTGTGCCCTCACCCGTTAGGCTAGTGCGATGCACTAAACCTAGCAGGTGGCTAACGCGTTGTCAAGCCTCCGGCGTACTGAGCCATCTTTGCTTTGAGCAAATTAACTCTTGCTTGGTCGAATGCGTTCGAGGTCTTTCGCTTCTTGCCGCCGTTCTCAACTCGACCAGTTGCAAAGCCTAACTCGATAGCCTTTTCGACTTCGTACCACGACTCATTCGCCATCGCCGTTTCGATTTCGCTCTTTGACAACTTCGCGTATTGCGAATAGATGTCAGCAAGGCTTGCGTCGTAGGATTCGAGAGCGTTTATGACCTTCGCTAGCTCTTCCCGGTTGCCGAATGCAAAACCCATCGCCCTGTGAATCATGAGCCTTGAACCGTCCGCCATCAGTCGTTTGGCACCGCCTAGGAAGATGATCGACGCCGCCGATGCTGCTAGGCTGTCGTTGATCGTTGTTACCTCTCCTTTGTGGGATCGCAGTGCGTTGTAAATGCCAATTCCCTCATCAGCCGCCCCTCCTGGGGAGTTGATGCGGACAGTAACGGCATTTGAACCGAAGGAGCGTAACGCATCGACCACGCCCCGCTGAGTGATCGGGTTTTCATCCCATCCATCGCCAACAACGCCGGTCAGCAGGATTTCGTTCAATTCCGCCTTGATTTCGATCATTTTCCACCCCTTTTCAGGTCAAACACCCTGTTTTCCCACGTCTTTACCTCGTTTTCGACCGCTTTTTTGAGCGATTAGCCCCCGTTTTTAGCCGCTAATTCGGCCAAAATCAGCGTTGATTTTTCGCAGTGGATGCGAGCTAGATCGCGGTCGAGTCCGATGGCTTCGATCTTATCCGCTAGTTTCGCTTGCCATTTTGGATAGTTTTTGCCGATCCAAGCCACAAATTGAGCCTTCCCGGATGCGTTGATCGCGTTGTTGCCCTCCGTTTTGATGAGGTCGCGTAGCATCTGCTCTACCGCCATCGCGTTTTGTGCGTCTTCGGTCGCATCTTCCACGTCGTCCTCTGGCGTGTCTTCGACTTCATCCACTGACTGTTCGCCGGTCGCTTCGGAAATGGCTGGGTTAATGAACTCGTCGCCTCCAACGTACGGGTTAAGATCAAGTTTAGCCCGGCATTCGTTTGGGTTCATAATCCGCGACGCAATCGCCTTGGAAAAGCTTTCCATCGTCGTTCTAAGATCGGTGCGATACAACGCCGCCGCGTTGAACTTAAAATAAACTTCGCCGGTTTGCTTCTCTTGTGGCGTTCGGAGCTTCATATCGCATTGCTCCTCGAACTTGACTAGCCAACGGTCAAGGGCTTGCATGTACGCAAGGTTCTTTTGTTCGAGGCTGTTGTACGATGTGCTTTCCCCATCGCCCGGCATTCCTTCGAGTCCGAAGAGCATGCCGATATCTTGCCGTGTGAAGCGTTGCAACTCGGCAAACTGTGCATCATTGTTCGACATGCTTACCGCGTTTGCCTTCACGCCTTCGCGTAGCAGTCCGGCTTTAGCGGAGTTCTCGGCTCCTGCTTCGACCTTGTTGAACGCGTCAATAAACTCTTTCGCGTCCTCTGCTTTGCGAAACGCTCCAGCAGGTGCCTCAAGGAAGAGTTTACCGCGAAAACCTCTTCGCAGTTGCGTGTTCGTGAACTTCGTTTGCTCTACACCCGTCGAAAACGTAATGTTCGCAATATCAAGCAATCCGATTCCCTCAACGCCATCGTAGGAAAAGCCTGGAAGGTGCAATACGTCTGCATCGGGGAAAATCAGATAGCCGTTCTTGTCCGTGTCGAATCCGTCGAACAGGTCTTTTTTGGTTTGATCTTCCGGTTGCGTTACGTGCCACTTCTTGCCGTTATAGATGATCGTCCAAGTATTCTCAGGCAACATCGGTATCAACTCAACCGGCCTGTCTGACTTGCGAATGATCGCTGCTCGCCCGTTGCCACGCATAAGAGCATGCGAAAGCATTTGCTCTTTGAAGGTCGTCGGGGCTTGGACCTTGTTTGGCTCTTCCCTTAACAGAATGTAGCCTGGATGCTCGGTATCGTTTACCGCCCCGTCACCCTCACGCCGCTTAACGTCGATAGGTAGCCGCCCAAAGTCACCAGTCAGTTTGTTGTGTGCATACCATGCTGGCGGTACTCCCAAGGCTTCGCGTACGCCGACCTTTCGACCGTTGCTGAACTGGTCTTCGCTTAGGCCCATCCATTGCAATAGTGCGGTCATCAGTGACATTCGGCATACTCCTTAAGTAACGTATAAACTACCCGATGAACGCTCTTTTTGCAAACTTGCGATACGGTACGCCATCACCGCAGCGACTATTGGGTCGATCTTGTCTTTGCTGTTCTTTTTATCGAACATCCATCTGTCCTGACGGTCTTTGCAGATAATGGCATTGTTCGCGCACCACCTGAGCAGCTTGGAGTCCGAGAAGACTAGCCGCCCTTCTTGCATCAGTTGAATGAAGTCGCGGATGGCCTCGTTGAAGTTGGCTTGATTCTGAGCCATGCGAGCCGCTACCGCTCCGGTCTTTTCTAGCTTCTCGCCTAGTTGCTGCCCGTTGTAGGGGTCATACGCTACGGTCTGTATCTCGTACGCCTCAAGCTCCTCAATTAGCGATGCGGTCAAGTCCTCAATAGGATACTCGCACTTGTACAACTCTTCCGTGTGGACGAACTCCGCAAACGGCATCGCGGATAGATCGCGTTTTGAGTCAGCCGCAATGAATGCCCTCGTCTTAATCTCGTAGCGATAGACCGTATTTCCTTTGTCATCGACCGCAACTGG